CCCGGCAAGCTGCTGATGTTCAAGAACATCGGGCGCGCCGCCGGCCACCTGTGACCCTGACGGAGTTGTCCTAGCGGGGTAGCGATACCCCGCTAGGACTTCTCCTTGAACGGAGGAAGTTCGATGAGTGCAAACACGCGCGAGCGAACCGTCACGGACCTGGAGCTCCAGTGCATCCCGGCCCCGGCGGAGAAGGCGAAGCTGCCCTACCTGCCGACGGCCGCGGAGAAGGCGACCTTCCCGAACATCCCCAGCGCGGCCGAGAAGGCCGGCTTGGTGAACCTCCCGACCGCCGGTGAGAAGGCCGGCCTGGTCAACCTGCCGACCGCCGGTGAGAAGGCGGGGTTGGTGAACCTCCCGACCGCGGGCGAGAAGGCCGGCCTGGTCAACTTGCCGAGCGCGGGCGAGAAGGCGGCGCTGCCCAACATCCCGGCCGCGGCGGACACCGCCTTCTTGGCGCGCCTGCAGAGCACCGTGCAGGTGTGCCTGCCGATCTACGAGAACGCGGACGCCGACGAGATCGTGGCCGCGGCGCTGTGGGCCGACGGGGCCTACGTGTTGGTGCGGCAGCCGGACGTGCCCCGCAACATCACGATCAACCTGACCGACGTGGACAACTCCTGTACGGGCACCGTGACCGTCACTGGCTCCGACCCGCAGGGCCGGGTGGTGACCGAGGTGATGACCCCCGACGGGCTGGGTGGCGGCAAGGTCCTGGTCGGCACCAAGATCTTCGCCCGGGTGGTCTCCGTGGTGGTGGCCGGCGCGGCCGGCGCGGCTCCGGGCGACAACCTGGAGGTCGGTGTCGGGCTCAAGTTCGGTGTGCCGTTCGATCTGACCGCGGGCGCCGAGGTCGTGCACGCCTACATCGAGGGCATCCGGCAGGCTGCGCCGACCATCGTGACCGGGGTCAGCCTGAGCGGGATCGTGCTGGCGGCGGACCCGGGTGTGTTGCCCGGGTTCCTGCTCATGTTCATCAAGACGGCCTAACGCTGAGGCGTCGGGCTGAAGGAAAGGATCGTGAAGTCATGGAAAGCACTCTGAGCGCGGACGTCCTGGCCCGCATCCCGACGCCCGACGAGAAGGTGCTGCTCACCCGGCAGGAAGTCGGCGTGATCAACGCCTACCTGGGGCGGCCGATCGTGGCGACCACCAACCACATCTCCGTGCTCGCCGACTGGGCGGACGGCCCCCGGGTCATCGCCAACCAGCCCGACGTGCCCCGCAACCTGACCGCCCTGCTGGTGGACGCCAACGCCTCCATCCTGACCGGCGTGCTCTCCATCGCCGGGGTGGACGCGCAGGGCCGGGCCGTGATCGAGACGATGACCGTGGCGGCCGGCGTGGGCCTGGCCTTCACCGGCACCAAGATCTTCGCGCGGGTCGACAGCGCGACGATCTCCGGCACCACGGGCGCCGTGGACGCCGGCGTGGACCAGCTGATCATCGGGGTGGGCACGCTCATCGGCCTCCCGGTGGACATCGAGCGGGCGGCCGAGGTGCTGCACGCCTACCTGGACGTGAAGGTCGCCGTGCCCGTCATCCAGGTCGGGGTCAGCAAGTCGGCCGTCGACGTGTCGGCCGCGACCTACGACGGCGCGAAGACCATGTGGGCCATCGTGCCGCCGTCCCGGCGCGTGGTCGCCTGACGGCGGAGAAGGGAAGGGGGTACGGGTCATGGATCTGCAGAGCACAGCGAAGCACATGCAGGGCGCGCGCGTGACCGTGTGCGGTTGCGTGTACCAACTGGATGGCCAGGGGATCGTCCGCGGAGTCCTGCTCGAGCACGCCCGGCGGCTGCTCCTCGGCAAGGGCTGGCGGGTGGCCCCCACCACGCCCCCCGGGGGAGTCCCCGGGGCCGCCCCCACGGCAGCGCCGGTGCTGCAGCCCCCCATGACCCCGCCCCCGGTCCCCCAGGCGGCTCCGGAGCCCCCCCTGGCCCCGCCGGAGCCCGTCCAGGAGGTCGCGTCGGCGGAGGCCGGCGGACCCCCGCCCCTGGCCGTCGAGGCCCCCCCGGCCCCGGCGGAGCCTCCGGTGGAGGCCAACCAGGCCAGCGAGCCCGAGAGCGCGCCCGAGCAGGCTCTCGAGCCGGCCCCCGAGTCGGTTCCGGACTGGCCGGAGCCCACGGAGGAGATGCGGGCGGACTACCTGAAGGAGATGGCCGCGGCCTACGGGGTGGAGGTGCCGCCCCGGACGAACAAGAAGGACCTGGTGAAGCTGATCAAGGCCGCCCGGGCCGAGTCCGACGGGGAGCCGGAGCTCACCGTCGAGTGAGGAGAAGCCGATGCCGTCGCCCAACCGTACCCCGAAGAACGCTGCGGACGCCGTGGCCTACTGCGCCGACCAGGGGATCCCGAACCTGGTCGCCGCGGGGCAGCGGGGCGTGTCCGTCCAGCGGTTCCAGGTGGTCGTGCCCGCGCTGGCCGTGGCCTACACCCTGATCTTCGTCCCCGAGGGCGGGGTGGACATGGCCAACGCGGACTACCACGTGCAACTCACCAACCACACCCACCAGGGCACCGGCATCTGCGACCCGACCACCCGGACGGGCAAGCAACTGGTGATCACCAGCGTGGTGGCCGCGGATGTGCTCGAGGTCCTGGTCTGCGGGAAGCTGAAGGGCCAGCTGTGAGCTGAGCCCGGCAAGGAGAAGACGATGACGACCCCGAATCGTACCCCCAAGAACGCTCAGGACCACATCCCGTTCTGCGCGGACCAGGGGATCCCGAACCTGGTGGGCACCCCGAAGAAGGGGTCCGGCGCGCAGAGCTTCCGGGTGACCGTGCCCGGGGCGGCCGTGATCTACACCCTGGTCTTCGAGACCGAGGGTGGGATGGACATGGACAGCGCCCTGTACCACGTGCAGGTCACCAACCACACGACCCAGGGGACGGGCATCGCCCCCCTGGCTGACCGCACGGCCAAGCAGCTGATCGTGCGCTCGGTGGCTGCGGCCGATGTGCTCGAGGTCCTGGTGATGGGCACCCTGAAGGGGCAGCTGGTCGACTGACCGAAGGCGTGGTGAAGCAGGGCCCCTGGGCCCGTAGGGCAGGCCCCGGGCAGCCCGTGAGGCGGCCGGTGGGCCTGCTCTTTTTGATTGGAGGACCCGATGAGCGTCATGGAAGGCCGCGGTGGCGTACCGCACGTGTGGCGTGAAACTGTGATCCCGCCGGGGCCCCCGCCGGCGGGGGCGGGTCGGATGCACCGGTTCCCCTTCATCAGCAAGTGGGTGGCCATCCACGCGGCGGTGGCCCCCGTGCGGATCTACTTCACCGAGGCCGACTTCCTGGCCGGGGTGAACTACGTGGAGGGGCTCGACTTCGAGGGCCCGGTGGAGACCAGCCAGATCTGGCTGGCCAGCACGGGGGCCAACTCGACGGTGGAGCTGGTGGCCTACCAGCGCCGCGGCTGAAAGCCGCAGGAGGACTGCCATGTGGAAGCGCATGACCTTGGTGCTGGCCTTGCTGCTGGCCGCCCTGCCTGCGGGGGCGCAGACCGTCATCTATGGGTTCACCGCCGCGGGGGCGCGGATGCCCGTGCTGGTCGACGCGGCGGGAAAGGTCGTGATCTCGGCCGCGGCGACGCTGGGCCTGGTCCAGGTGGCCGGCGTGAACGGAACTTCGGTGACCACCGCAACCAACCCGTTCCCGGTGCGCCTGAATGCTGACGGCACGCACCCGATGGACGCGACCCACCCGATCGCGGTGAGCCCCACCCTGGGGGCCAACACCGCGGGCAACCCGTTCCTCGTGCAGATCACCGACGGCACGACTGCCAGGAAGCCGCCGTGGGCGAAGCTGGACGACGACGACATCGCCACCAACTACATCGCGATCAACGTGGCCGGCGGAAACTACAACCTGCCCGGGGCCGGGGAGTGGTATTGCGTGAGCGCCGCTGGGAACAGTGCGTGCATCGTGTGCGGGGCGGCTCCCGCGGCCAACATGACGACGCAGTGCACGCTAAACGTCCCCGAGAGCGGCACCAAGTGCAGGATTCTAACCGGGCCGGTGTGCCACGTGATCGGACCGAGTACCGCGGGGTACGTGCGGTTCGAAAGACTGAATCCGGCGCTGTGATAGGGGGTGCCCGATGTTGAAAGGCATCTTGCGCGAGACAGCATGGGCCGTGCTGTACGTGCTGACTTTCGTCGTCTGCTGGTCCGCGGGGGCGCAGGGGTTGGACCCGATCACGCAGGAAATGCTGGAGGGAGAGCAGTCGCGAATTATCCGTTCATACCACCTCGACCGCAGCGGCTTGGGTAGCTCCAACCTCTGCGACACGAGCATCGGTTGCCCCACGCTGGGCGTGTACTTCAACCAGGCCGTGGCCGCGACGTACGTACCCGAGATCGGCGGCGCGCCGCTGACGTTGACCGTAGCAGGAAATCCTACCCTTGTGAACGCGGGAACCTACCCGGCCGGCTTCACCACTCCCGGGAAGACGTGGAGACTCGACGGGACTGCGGACAGCCTGAGCGTGGCCGACGCGGCCGGTGCCTTCGCCCCTCCCGGTGCGTGGTCCGTGGTGTGCGGCATCACCCCGAAGGTGGGCTTTGCGAGCGGCGACGTGTTCGTGGCGAAGTGGAACACGACCGGGGAGAAGCGAAGCTGGCGGCTCTACACGGGCGGCACGTCGGTCGTGCTCGACATCAGCGCGGACGGGACGGCCGGGACCATCACCACCTTGACCAAGGCCGCGGCCATTGCCGCCAACCGGGCGAGCTGGATCACCGTGACCTGCGACGGCGCGGGGAACTGCTACATCTACGTGGACGGCCTGGCCGTGGCGACCTCGGCCGCCATGCCTGACCCCTTCGTGGGCGATGCGGCGCTCTCCATCGGTGCGGACGCCGAGGGCGCGGGGGACGTGCCCGCGGAGCTGGCGCCGTGTGCGTTCTACGGTGGCTCCATCTCGGCCGCCACGCACGCGCGCATGGCCGCCCGGTGGCGTGGCCTATACGACGGCAGCGGGACGCAGGTTGTGAGCGTGGTCAACGCCGCGCCCCCGGCCCTCCAGGTGGCCGCTCCCGCCGATAGCGTCGAGCCCTTCCTGGTGAACATGGCCGCGAATACCACGATGTTGGGGAAGACGGCCAGTTGTAGCGGCCTCTACGGCCCCTCGGCCGTCTCCAACCTCGTGCAGTACGGCTCTTTCGAGACCGCCGCGCTCACGGGCTGGACCGTGGACGTTGGCGGGACCACGGGCGCGTGTGCGGCCTCCACCGCGCGCTCGGCCCATGGCTCCTACTCGATGCGCTGCTCGACCGCCGACGCCGACGATCTCGTGACGGCAACCAGCGCGTGCCTGACGGTGACGGGCGGGACGGCGTACCGGCTCACGGCATGGGCGCGGCTGGAGTCGGGCACCGGGTTGCTCGACATCAACGTGCTGGAGGATGACAGCGCAGATTGCAGCTCTCCGACAGGCACGACCGCGGTCATCAATGACGAGGTGCCCACGGCCGCCTGGGGCACGGCGACGGGCCGGCCCTTCTCGGGCAACATCACCACCGCGGCGGGGACCATCCGCGTCCAGGTGCAGGTGTCCCTGCCCGCCGCTGCGGCGCAGGCGCTCGACATCGACGCGATCCAGTTGCGCGCGGGCATCGTGCCCATGGACAGTTACTGTGATGCCCCTACTTCGGCAACTGGAGTTTGCTCGACCAGCGTGACAAGTCACGCCTCGGCGCTCTCGGCCAACGGCGCGGAGACGATCGAGTTGACCGGATGCACGCCCTGGGCAGGGACGGATGGCGCTGCGGTCAATACCATGTGGGGTGACGGTGCGGGCGCGAATTCGCTTGCGCTGTTCATCTACGGGACCAGCGATGAGCCAGAGTGGTTCCTCCGGGATGCGGCGGCGGCAGACAAGTACAACCAACCGAACACGTCTAATTGGTCGGCGGCCACTCCCAGCACGCTGCGCGCATACTTTGATGGTCTCGGGAACATGGGCCTGACTTGGCCCGTCGGCACATGGTTCACCACCACGGGCGGCGCTGGCACGGGAATCCGCTCCGCTGCGCAGGCCCTGACCTACCTGTGCGGGAGCAGCGTAGCGGGCTTCGATGTCTGGGCGACCGGCGTCAAGTATTACCGCGGCTGGATGAGGTAGCGCCATGAACATCAAGATCGTCGCAGGCATCGGAATCCTGGCCGCTGGCGCTGGCGCTCTCGGCCTGCTGGGTGGCGACCTCGGAGGCGACGTGGGACCGGGGGACGTGGACCCGGTGGCCGTGGCCGCAGCCGTCGAGGTCCGCGTGGCCATGCTCAAGGCGGCCTGTGCGCCGGAGCCCGGCCACGAGCCGCGCACCGCCTGCGCCGTCTGGGTCTGCAAAGAGGGCAAGTGCCCGGGATACGTCGTCAAGGGCGTGGTGGTGGAAACCTATGAGTGCGAGGTCGAGGTGCCCCCGGTGTGCGGCTACCTCCTGCTCGACAAGCCCACGGGATGCACGGCCACCGACCAGGCCGAGGTGGACGGCAAGCCCTACCCTCTTTGCCTGGAGCCCGCGGACGGGAACTACGCCACCTGCGCCGTCCCCGAGTGGCACGCCTGGAAGGCGCGCGTGGATGCCCAGGCGGCCGAGCGCGTGCGCTGCCCCGGTGGCTCGCAGCCCTCGCCTACGGGCTCCGGGTGCCTCTGTATGGCCGACGCATCGGCCGAGGTGGCCAGTGACGAGATGGTGGGCGCGGCCGACCAGCCCACGAAGGACAGGGTCAACCTGACCGTCTGCTGCAAGGGCACCCGCGCCGAGGTGCTGCGACTCCCGGCCGCCGAGGTGCTCCCCAAGGAGTGCCGCATCATCGGCCAGCCCGTCTCGGACTTCACCATGGGCGACCTCCCGAGCGACTACACCCGGCTGATGGACGCGGCGTGCGCTCCGTGCGTGGGGCACGACCGCTGCCCCGCGTGCCTCTGCGCACCGGGCGGGTGCGCCGAAGCGTGCCGCGTGGAGGTCTCCCCGTAGATGTTGCGCCCGTTCCGCAAGCGTGTGAATCCGGACCTCCAGGTGGCCCCCGCCCCGGTGGTAGCGGACGCCGTTGCGCTGCAGGGCACGCCCCTTGAGCCCATCCCTCCGGCCGACTACCAGGTGCTGACCGCCATCGGGGGGAAGTGGAAGCCGGAGGCGCCCACCGGCGGGTCGCCCTCCCCGCACGGGAGCTCGGCGCACACCGGCGCCATCGGTGGCGAGGGGCAGGTGGAGTTCTCCCCGTCCACCGGGCACGCGCACACGGGGTCGGACAGCAAGGCGGTGGCCCACGGGAACCTGGCCGACAAGGGTTCGAACACGCACGACCAACTGGACAGCCACCTGGGGAGCTCGAGCAACCCCCACGGGGTCACCGCCTCCCAGGTAGGGGCCATCCCCACGGGGGAGAAGGCCGCGTCCGGCGGGGTGGCCAGCCTGAACTCCAGCACCCTGGTGGTGCAGGACCCCGCCAGCGCCTCGGCGACCCCCGGGGCCAGCAAAATCCGCGTGGACCGGCGGAATGCCGGCGTTCTTCTTGGACAACAGCAACGCTTGAGGAGGTAGCACCATGCCCGACCCCACCGTCATCGCAGGACTCAGCCCGGGCATGATCGCCGGCCTGTTTTCTCTGGCCGGCCTGGTCATCGCCGGTTTGGTAACCCTGGTGGTCCTGCTGCTCAAGCGTGAGTACCGCCGGCACGAGACCTACATGGTCAAGCTGGACGCGGCCACGAAGGCGCAGGCGGACGAGATGCGGGCGCTGGTCAAGGCGCAGCTGGACAAGGACGCTGCCCTGGTCGAGCGGTACTCGGTGCTGGGCGAGCGGGTGAAGTTCGGCGAGCAGACGGGGGCCCTGGTGCAGGACCGGCTTCGTGAGGGCTCGCAGACCATGAAGACCATCCGGGAGTCCATCGCTGCGGAGAAGGACGCCCGGGAGAAGTTCGAGCGCGAGTTCGTCGACCGGCAGGCCAAGTTCGAGCAGGAGGCGCACTCCCGGCAGTTGGCCTTCGCCGGGCAGTGGCAGACGACCCTGGTCGATCTGACCAACCGGTTCGTGAGCCAGGCGGCCATGAACGAGTACCGCACCCGGCACGAGCAGGATCACAGCCGACTCGAGGTGCGGGTGGCGAGGCAGGAAGAGCTGGTCGAGAAGATGGAGCAGACCGTGCATGGGATCGACAAGAAGCTCGAGGGAGGCATCCAGATGATCGCTTCCCTTTTGGCCAAGCACGTGACGGTCGGGCCGCCGAAGCCCGACGGTCAGTGCTAAGGGGGTGTTCCGATGCCCGTGGTGACCGCCCAGCTGTCCGTGCCCGACATCGCGGCCACGTTGCAGCTCTACAAGCAGATCAAGATTTACCGGTCGACCACCGGGGTGCCCGGATCCTTCGTGGAGCTGACCGGGCCGACCACGCGCAAGTACCTGCTGCGCGACCAGCCGATCTATTACTGGCTGGACACCGTGGGGGAACTGACCTACTTCTACCAGGCCACCTTCTACAACCCGTTCGGGGCTGTGGAATCCGCGCCGGTGACCATGACGAAGGAGCTCGGGGCCAACCCGCTGGCCATCTTGAGCATCGGGGAGCTGAAGGAGCACTACCTGTTCGGCGTGGACCTGACCAACGACGCCAGCCTGCCCTACGCGGATTCGATGTTCGAGGAGTTCATTCGGGCAGCGATCAGCCAGGTGGAGATCGAGCTGGACATCCCCATCCTGCCGGTGCAGGTGACCGACGAGCGGCACGATTTCAACAGGGAGGACTATTCCAAGTACATCTGGATGGCGCTGAAGAAGTACCCCATCCTGTCGGTGTCCGAGGTCCGCATGACCATGCCCGGGGAGCAGACGATCATGACGTTCGACCCCACCTGGCTCCACCCCCAACTGGACAGCGGGCAGCTCCAGGTGGTGCCGGGGGCCGGGGTGGCCGGGGCCATCCTGCTGGGGGCCAGCGGGGCCTACATGCCCTTGGTCTACGGCTCCAGCCGGAGCGTGCCCGACCTGTTCCGGGTGGACTACCTGGCCGGGCTTTGGCCCACCCCTCCGGTCATCCGAGACGTCATCGCCATGGTGGCCAGCTTCGGGCCGTTCAACACGGCCGGAGACTTGATCGCAGGCGCGGGCATCGCCAGCAAGAGCATCGGGATCGATGGGCTGTCGCAGTCCATCGGAACCACCTCGAGCGCCACCAACGCTGGCTACGGCGCGCGGATCATCATCTATGCGAAGAAGATCAAGGAGCTTCTGCCCAAGCTGCGGCTGTACTACAAGGGTTTGCGAATGGCGGTGTGCTGAGCCATGGTGTTCACCCCCACCAAACCATCTTACCCGGTGCTGGGCATCCCCACGGGCGAGAAGCTCGGGCAGCGGGCGGACTTCCGGGTCTCCGAGTTCGACAAGGCGATCGAGTCCATGGGCTACCTGTTGGCCTGGAGCAGGGCCTGCCCTTGTCCGTGCGCGCCTGTGACCGAAGGAAGCACGCAGCCGGACCCCAACTGCACCCTCTGCCACGGCAACGGCTGGTTCTACTTCGGTACCCCAGTGGGCCAGGACCAGGATTTGCGTGCTTACCAGTTGGACACCGTGCAGCAGTACCTGATCGCTCGGGATCGGGCCATGGTGATTCGGGGGATCATCACCGGGGTGGGGGCGCAGCCGAACCCGTGGGACCGCCTGACCAACTGGGTCCCCGGGAGTTCCATGCTGACCGTGCGCGCGCCGAACCAATTGGGGTATTACGACCGGGTGACCGCGCTGGATTCCCAGATCGAGTTCGCCGAGACGGTGGTGGCCGACGGCACGGTGGTGCTGCCCCTGCGGTACCCGGTCTGCGGCGTGAACCTCATCCGGTCCATGACCCGGGTCTACCACGCGGATTCCGAGTACCTGGTGACCGACCTGGGTGGTGTTCAGTGGTTCCCGGCGGCCAAGCCGCCTGCTGGCACGCGGCTGTCTGTGCACTACCTTTGCCACCCCACTTGGCTGGTGGTGGAGCACCCGCACGTCATGCGGATCACTACGGTGCAACAGAAGGTGGCCGCGCCCAAGACCCCGTTGGGGGATCCCCGGCACCTGCCGATCCAGGCTCTCGTCCGCTTGGATTTCATCCCCGGCAACGAAGGAACGAGCACCGCATGATCCGCCTCGCAGTCACGCGCGCGTTCATTCCTCAGCAGCTCTTCAGCCAGCTGTCTCCTGAGCAAGCGGACCAGGTGGTGGACGACGTGGCCGCCGGGGCTTACCGGCACTGGCAGCGTTTGGCCAGCGCGGACTCCTCGAGCTTCCGAGGGGACTATCTGAACGGACTCCAGGAGGGGCAGCGCGCGGGCGGCTCGGTGGTGATCAGCCTGGTGGGCCAGGCGGCCAATCTGCTCGAGCACGGGGCCCCAGCGATGGACCTGCGGGACATCCTGTTGGGCCCGAACGTCCCCGTGGTTCCGGTGGGTGAGCGCGGCATGCACATGAACCTCGAGGGGGGCTACTTCCGAGCCATCCCGTTCCGGCACACCACCCCGGGCTCCGCGGCCGCGCCGCGCGGGAAAGCCAGCGGGCAGGAGATGGGCGCAGCCTACCGGAAGATGCTGGGCGAGGCCCGGGCCAAGAAGCTGGGCCGAGAGGTCTACCGGCAGGCCCTGCAGCTCAAGGCGCCCACCACGGGGCAGCCGGGGCAGCGGCCGACCTACGGCAGTCGCCTGCCGGCCGGGCTGGCGCCGAAGCTCCGGGAGCACCACAAGACGGACATTTACGCAGGCATGATCCGGGAGCGGAAGACCTACGGGCAGACCACCAGCAGCCAATTTATGACCTTCCGCACGATTTCGACCAGCACCGGAGAGGGGTGGATGCGTAAGCGGATCGACCCACGGAAGTACGCCGAGAAGACCAGGGACTGGGTGGTGCTGCAGATGCCCCGGGCTGTGGAGCTCCTGCTGCGTAAGGCGGGGCGGCCGGTGCTCGGGGCGGCTTCGGTGCAAGGTCCGCAGACGCCAGGACCGCAAGGGGGTAGCACGTGATCCATCGGTTGCTCCAGCAAGTGATCAAGACGGGAGTGGCCGCCTACGCGGCGGACAACGACCTGATCGACGACCTGTTTTCTGAGGTGTTCTCCCTGGATTCCGGAGAACGCACGGCCATCAAGGCCTACTTCGCCGCGCACACGTTGGCCGTCGTCAACGGGTACCCCAGGTCGAACACGGTGTTCCCGATGGTGGCTGTCATCTTGGCCCAGGAAGGGGAGGCCGAGCAGTTCCTGGGGAACTACCTGGGCATGGTGGATGAGGAGGGGAACACGTTGTACGGGGCCGACTTCGAGGGGGCCATGTGGGAGCACACCTTCCAGCTCCCCGTGGCCTCGGAGCACCCGGACATCACGACCTATTACTACGAGCTGGTCAAGAAATCCCTGTTGGCCGGCCTGCCTTCTCTGGTCGAGGAGGGCTGTTACGGGTTCAAGCTGGGAGGCGCCGACTTGGCGCCGGACCCCCGGTACATCCCCGAGCACCTGTTCGTCCGGCAGCTCACTTTCACCTTCAAGCGCCCGTTTTTCCACCTGGACCGCGCCAGTCGCTTGGCAAAGGCTTTCCGGGTTTCGGGTTTACACGTTGACCGATCGGGCAGTCCGAGCGATGTTGGGGCGGTGAAAACGAAAATCACGACCTACGAAGACGGAGGCGACGAATGAGCAAGAAGTCCAAGCGGGTGGACGGGCCGACGGAAGACGTCCTGGAGAGCGCGCTGGACGTGGCCGCGCCTGCGGCGGTGGCCCCGCCGGAGCCAGTCCCGGCCCCCCCGGCCGCCCGCCCTCCGCGGGGGGAGGGGGTGATCGCTCTCGCGGTCTTCCTGCGCCTGGCGGGGCCCAAGCCCGACCAGATGGTGCCCTTCGCCCGGTGGGCGGCGCAGAAGTCGCCTCGGGCCAAGACCCTGGCCGCTTGGAAGGCGGCCTACACCGAATTTATGAACCGGCCGGTCTCCGGCTGAGCAAGGGAGAAAAACGATGGCCCCCACGACGATTTTTTTCAACGGTCGGGTGATCAGCGTTCCCGGCGCCTACTCCGAGATCGACGCCTCCGGGCTGGAGTCCGTCGGCCTCGGGGCCTCCGGGATCGTTGCCGTCATCGGTGAGTCCCAGGGAGGCACGCCGGCGGCCAGCCTGAGCACGGTGGACGACATCATGCGGTACACCAAGCCGGAGGCCATGCGGGCGGCGATGCGGGCGGGCCCGCTGGCGGAGGTCGCGGACATCCTGTTCGGCCCGAGCAACGACCCGGACATCCGGGGTGGGGCGGCCCAGGTGGTGGCCATGCGGGCTAACCCGGCGCTGCAGAGCACCGGGGTACTCGTCAACGCCTTCGGCGACGCGCTGGACCTCACCAGCAAGGACTACGGGGAGGACACCAAGAAGATCAACGCCAGCGTGGCCAACGGGTCGGTCAAGGGCAAGCTGATCACCGTGGCGTTCGACACGGACCTGGAGGTCTGGGACAACCTGGGCGGGGACGTCATGTTCCAGCTCCAGTACACGGACAACGGGGAGGCCTGGGGGACGATGACCGCGGGCGTCGCCGTGGGCGGGGACATCGTGTGCGCCGGAACGCGCGGCGTGCCCGGGTTGGACGGCGATATCACCGCCCAGCTGGCCGTCCCCAGCGTGGTCCACGTGGTGAGCGGGGACGCCGGCGACATCGGCCAGTACCTGGTGATCTACGGGCTGAACGCCGCGGGGCTGGCCGGGCAGACGGAGACCCTGCAGCTGAACGGGATCACCGTGGTGGCGGGGACGAAGACCTTCTCCAAGATCTACGGGGCGAAGATCATCGGCACCACCGGCGGGAACGTGACCATCAAGGACGTGACCGACGTTACCCTGGTCACCACCCTGGTCGCCGGGCCGAACCCCAAGAAGGGGCTCAAGTACGGGCAGGCCATGTACGTGAGCGGCGGGAAGGTCACCATCGTGGCCGGCGGCGCGAGCGTCAAGAACGTGCTGATCGTTGGGCTGAGCCCCACGGGCGCTTCCCAGATCGAGTTCCTGACCTTGGCCGGCATGGTGCCTGTCGTGGGCACGGCCGACTGGTCGAAGGTGACCGAGATCGTGCTCGGCGACGTGGCCGCGGCCACGACGGTCACCCTGAGCGCGGAGACCGCGCGGGCGGTCTCGACCGTGCAGACGACCCTGGCCAAGGCCGCGGACTACTTCAACGCCCGGTACGAGACCGCGCTGCTGGCGGGGTTCACCTGGACGGATGGCACGGGGGAGACGAACACCCTGCTGTCCAACCTGGACAGCACGATCGGCATCGGTGGGCCGGTCAACTGCCTGGATCCGGCGAACCCCTCGTTCTACGCCGATCTGTGGGCCTGCGAGAACTGGCTGAACCTGTACAGCCAGTTGATCTCGGCTGCGAAGAGCGCGGGCGCTGTCGGCGGGGCGCCCTCGAACACGGTGGCCGCGGTCTACCTGGCCGGGGGCACGGAGGGTACCACGCTCTTCGCCGACTGGCAGGCGGCGCTGAACTGGCTGAAGCAGATCCGGGTCAACTCGGTGGTCGTGCTCACCGGGGACCCGGCGGTGCACGCCGCGCTGGACGCGCACTGCGCCTACTGCTGCGGGTACGGGCGGAGCGAGCGCGACGGCTTCGTGGGCCTGATGAACGCCGGCATGACCGACGTGCCGAGCAAGACCGAGGCGAAGACGCAGGTGGTCAACCTCAACTCCCGGCACATCCGGGCGGTCCCCCAGGCGATGGAGCGGTACAACATCCTGGGTGAGCGCCAGGAGTTCAGCTCGCCGTACCTGGCCGCGGCGCTGGCAGGCATGCAGGCGGGCTCGAGCGTGGGCACGCCGCTGACCCACAAGGTGGTGAACATCCTGTCCCTGCGGCAGAGCGCCACCTGGAACCCGACGGACGACGCCGAGGAGATGATCCAGGCCGGGCTCTGCTTCCTGGAGCAGATCGACGGCCTGGGCCGCCGGGTGGTCCGGAACTGCACCACGCACCTGTCCACCAGCAACCTGGCGTTCACCGAGGGATCGGTGAACGAGGCGGTCAACTACGCGGCCTACACCTACCGGACGGGCATGGAGTTCGCGGTGGGCAAGAAGGGCTTCGCGGGCACGGTGAACGCGGCGATCGGGATGGGGACGAACATCCTGGGCCTGCTGTCCGACGAGCTGGCGATCACCAGCTGGCGGTCGCAGGCGGCGGAGCTCCTGGCCGACGTGCTGGAGATGAGCGTCGAGCTGGCGCCGGTGATCCCCATCAATTTCGTGCCGATCACGGTCCACCTGGCCAACTACTCGATCTCCGCCTGATCGCGGACTGAAGGGAACGAGGTGCCGTTATGAGCATGGCGGATAAGGTCAAGGGAATGGTGCTGTCGGGGTGCCGCGCCCGGTTCTCGATCAAGGGTGTGCAGATCGGCTACGCACGCGGGGTCCAGCTGTCCGAGGCCGTGACCTACGAGCCGGTTCGGGTGCTGGACAACGTGGAGGTGGAGGAGCACGTGCCGGTGGCCTACGACGTGCGCCTGAGCTGCAGCATGTTCAGGATCGTCGGCGAGACCCTGAAGAAGCAGGGCTGGTTCGCCGGGGTGGGGAAGTCCACCCGGGAGCACATGCAGAACCTGTTGCTGTCCCGCGACCTGGTGGCCACTCTCGAGGACACCAAGTCGGGCGAGATCGTGGCCACGGTCGAGCAGGTGCAGATCGCCAGCCACAACTGGTCCGTGGACGCCCAGGGCGTGGTCGGCGAGGAAGTGGAGTTCGTCGCCGTCCGCGTGCGCGACGAGACCGGCGACTGAGGTAGGCAAGCGGCCGGGCTCACGTTAGGAGCCGCCGCTGGCTGAGGAGCCCCCGGGCGTGTACCCCCCACGCCCGGGGGTTTCGTTGTTTCCAGTCCCAGACCTTGCCGGGTGGGCCCGGCGCGGGCATCTTGGCAGCATCCCCAGGGGGTACCTGGGCCCAACCCGGAAAGGGGTGCGCGCATGGCCACACCGACGAAGCAGGAGTTGACCGATCGCCTGACGCCCAAGCATCTGGACCCCGAGGAGATGAAGAAGCGGATCGAGGCAGAGGTGGTGAAGGCGACGGACCCGATCCCGGTCATGCCGCCGACCAGCGGGGGGAAGCTTGAGCGGGAGTACACCTGGCAATTCTCCTGGACGGACGGGCGGGGGCGGACCTGGAGCGGGCAGTTCCGGAACAAGGTGCTCAGCGTGCGCGACCGGCAGATGGTGGGCATCCTGCGGGCCCGGCTGGCCGCGGGGGTGCCCCTCGAGGCGCTGGACGACATGACCGCCGAGGTCAACCTGATGATCGCCCACCTGACCTACTCCCTGGCCGAGCGCCCGGCGTGGGCGAAGGACCTGGCGGCGCTCGACGATGTGCGCCTGCTGCAGGAGATCTACCTGGAGGTCGCCGACCACGAGGCGACGTTTTTCGGATACCGACCGGCTTCGCCGGCAGGCGAAGGCGGAGCGTGAGAGCGGGCTCGGTAGCCTGCGGAAGTGGTGGTCGGAGAAGTACCGGATGCCAAGCTCGAGCCCCCTCTTCGAGAACCAGACCCAGGCGGACCTGGAGGCGGAGATGCTCGCCGACCTGTACGCCAACCAGGCGGACCTGCAGGACCGGTTGGAGAACACCATGGACCCGGGTGAACGGCACCGCCTGGTCGTTCAGTTGAGCTCCATCGCCCGGGCGCTGGGCGAGTCGGAAGCTGCGGCAGATGACCCGCTGGTCGACGAGTGGGAGCGCGATCTCGCCGAAGGGCGAATGCCTGACCTCGAGAAGGGCCTGAAAAAGTAGGAGGTCCCCGTGCCCCCGACCACCCAAGTCCGCACCGACCTGGTGATCTCGGCCCAGACCAAGGGGTTCGACAAGGCGCTCCGGGAGACCTTGGGGCTCAACCAGAAGGCCTTGGACGGACTGCGGGCCGAGGCCGCGGCGTTCTCCAAGGTGGATGAGAAGATCAAGGGGCTGCGGTCCCGGGTGTCCCAACTGGCCAAGGATCAGTTGGGCCTCGGGGAGTCCATGGCCAAGATCGGGGACAAGAGCTCGGCGGCGTTCAAGGAGATGGAGGAGCGGCTGAGGGCCCTCCGGCAGGAGAGCCGCGCGGCGGCCACCGAGGCCAGCTTGCTATCCGCGGCGTTCTCCCGTGAGGCCGAGGCAGCGCAGAAGCTATCCCACGCCGTTCAGCAGGCCCAGCGGCAGCAGGCAGGGGATCAGAAGCAGGCCAAGGGGGCGTTCACCCAGGGACTGCTGCAGACGGTCATGCCCCAGGCGGCCGGAATGTTCCTGGACCGGGGGCCGGGCATGCGCCGGCAGGCGCTGGGGCAGTTGGTCGGTGGCGGCATCCGCCGGGGCATGGGCGGCCTGGGGTCCTTCCTGAGCACTCCGTTCACGGGGCTACAGGGCCTCCAGGGTACGCTGGCGGCTCTCCCGGGCGGTGGCCTGCTGTCCGGCCAGCTGGGGGCCAGCGCGGCCTACGCAGGGCAGGCCTTGGCGTACCAGAGGGATCGGCTGAACTACAGCGCGTTGATCGGTGCGCTGGGGGAAGGTCGTCCTCATGCGCAGGAGCGCCTGGCAGCGTTGGGTCCCCGGCCGGAAGGCGGGCCCACGCCTCTTACTTCGGCGATTTTGGGGATGTTTTCCCCTTCTGGAGAAAGAAAGTCTGCGGGCGGCGGTTGGCGGCAAGGGATGCGCGCCTTGGGCGCGGGTGGGATCATCGCCAACCCCTTGGCCGCGGCGGCGGGCGGTGTCCGCCCGGCTGCCCTGGGCGGCCGCTCCGCGCTGGCCGATAGGATCACGAACCCCGGGGATGCGCTGTTCAACCAAGCCGCCCAGACGTGGGATCGGGCGGCGGCCATTACCCGGATGGACCTGGGGCCCGACATGACCATCGGGGGGATGGGAAGGCGAATGGGGGGGCTGTCGCGGCACGAGGCGCTGCAGTTCTCCAGCCAGTTGTTCCAGGTCGGCGGGGGGCGGTACGGGGAAGGTCCGCAGGCCGGGCAGAACCAGCGGATGACCGGCGCGGCCATGGCCGCCCAGACCATGTTCGGGGTGGGCCCGGGGGTCAGTGGAGCCTTCCTGGGCGCCGGCCGCCGGGCGGGAAGCCTGGTGGGCGCTGGTGGGCAAGGGGCGGATGCCATGACGGGGGCCCTGCGTGATGCGCTCGAGCAGGGGCTCGAGGGCGCTGAGGTCACCACCTACCTGGAGCAGATGGCGCGCGGGATCCAGGCCTGGGAGCAGACGGGCATTCCGGTCAACAAGGACTCCCTGAAAAATCTTGGGTTGGAGATCAGCGGAGCAGGAATCGCAGGCACGCGCGCGGCGCACATGGCCAGCGGCATGCAGCAGTACGCGCAGACGATCGGCCAGCGTGGGATCCAGGGGGGGATGGACCTGCTGATGTTGCAGAAGATCGGCGGCTTCAAGGGAGGTGGAGCTCAGGATTACGAGCGGTCGATCATGAACTTGGAGCAGATGGGCGGCGACTTGGCGAAGGGCAAGTTCGGGGAGAAGACGCAGGACTTGATCCGCCAGTTGGTCGGCATGGGCGGCGGGGCGCGGGGCGGCGGGCTGAGTTTCCTGCGCCGGAAGTTGCAGCCCATGATGGGGCCGATGAGCCTGACCGAGGCCGCTGCCTTGGCGCAGAAGGCTGGGATGGACACGGGGATTTCCGACGACGAGTTCAAGGCGGCCGGGATCGACATGAAAGGGGAAGCCCTGAAGATTGGGCGCGGGCGGAAGAAGGCCGGGGAGATCGGTTCGGTGGAGGCGCTCATGTCCGCGGCCGCCAGGCGGGTGCAGGAGTTGGCCCCCAACCTGGCCAAGCAGGCGGACATCCAGAACCAGCAGCTCGAGGTGGGGTCTCGCATCCTGTCTTCGGTGCAGGCGTTGGAATCTTCGTCCGTGAAGGTCAACGGGGCGTTCCTGGACTTGGCGGGCCCCACCCTCACCCGGGTGACGAACGGGTTCGAAAAGTTCGCCAAAAAGCTGGAAGAAACGACCGAAGGCGGCTGGGGGAACGTGTTCAAGACCATCTTCGGCATGGGGAACTGACCGATGCGCGACCAAGTGGACAAGGCCGGCCCCGGCTACCAGGGGTCAGAGACCAGCTGGGCGGAGCTCACCATCTACCAGCACGGGTCGGACCCTATCGTGGTGTGCTCCCCCACGTTACCCATGGACGGGCGGCGGAGCGCGGACAGGAATCCCAGCTTGATTTCCTGCTCGACCAGCAAGGCGCTGGGACAGGGTTCGGGGGCGTTCACCGCGCAACTGAAGCCCGGCCGGGCCGCTGAGGAGCTCCTGGATCGCGTGATGGATGACGCCTGGGTGGACGTGGTGTTCTACCGGCACTCCCGCCCCTGGCACACCATGCGCGGCCTGTTGGACGAGCTTCGGAGATCGGACACAGTGGGCGGGGGAGGGGCCACGGCCAGTCGGTACACCCTGACCGGTCGGGACGCCGGGAAGATCTGGGAGATCTCCCCCATTTGGTTCAGCCCGTGGGCGAACGACCTGGTGACCGAGGCGGTGGCCAACCAGCTCTGGCAGGGGCTCCCCCAGGTACTCGGCACGCCGGTAGCTGTGGTTCAGGCCTACTTCAAGGGCATGCTCGAGCGGTTGGGGCAACGCGGGCCCGATTGGCAACCCCCCACGGGAATGCCGGGCATCCAGGGGGGGTCTTCCTTCCTGGACAACGTGGTGTTCGCCACGAAGGGGTACCAGAACATCCCCATGCGCCGGGCGTTCAACCCGAACCACCTGGCTCCCCAGGGGACGCTCTGGAGCCTGGCGCAGCAGCAGGCGGACCCGGCCTTTGTGGAGCTGTACGTGGACCTCCTGCCCGACGGAGACCCGCTGGGGGGTTCCCTGGCCTCTGGGGAGGCGGTTCCTGTGGGCAAGGCCAAGTTGACGGTGGTGGTTCGTGACCGGCCGTTCCCAGTGACCGATCTGAACCCTGTGGTGGCCCTCGGGTATACGGACGCCTGGGGGAGCCTCCCGGTGGCTGTGGTGCCCCGGCAGCAGCTTGGGGCGCTGGACCTGGGGAAGTCTGGGTTCGAGCGGTTCAACGCCTTCTTCGTGGCCAGCAACCTGCTGCAGGAGGACATGGGTGCAGCCGCGCTGAACGTGCTGGCCCCGCTGCTAGACCCCCAGGATGTGCAGCGGCATGGACTGCGCCGGTTCGACGTGCAGATCCCCTCCATCCCAGACCCGGACCCCAGCAACCCGGTGCTGGACGCCGGGGTGCAGGCGGACTACCTGCGGGCCATTGCCCGGGACTGGTATTGCCTGAACCCGTACTTGCTGAGCGGCACCGCGGCGTTGAACATTGGCCGGCCGGACATCCACATCGGGCAGCGGGTGAGGATCCCAAGCCTGTACCCGGGGCAGGTGGACCTCAACGCCTACGTGGAGCAGGTGAGCCACTCCTGGCAGTTCGGGAGCACGATCAAAACCAACCTGGGACTGACCCGTGGGTGGCGTGGGGACGACGACAGCTACCGGAACGCACTCCGCACGGTGGCGGCCAGGTACTCGGTGCCGGAGTTCAAGATCGACAGTCAGATCGGGCACAAGACCTGATCAGGGGGTAGCCCATGAGCGGCCGAGGTACCTACGAAGGCGCGGTGGTGGGGGCGGGCACACGCATCCAGGCGGGCGTGCCCAGCGGGCCGGCCGAAGCCCGGAGGTCCGCGCGGGGGCTACTGCTGCGTGCGGTGGTGCTCAAGACCTACGTGCTGGATTCCAAGGGGCACCCGAGGATGGAGTGGGCCACTCGCGCCTCCGGCGCACCTACGGCCGTCTACTGCGACGTGCTGGCCATGCCGGACCAGCCGGGGCAGCGTTGGGTGTCCCTGCACGGGGTTCTGGTGTCGCAGCCGGGGCCTTCGGGAATCCACCGGGGGCGCATGTGGCGCCCGCGGCCGAGCAGCAAGGATTTGAGCGGCCCCACCGCAGAGCTGGATCAGACCACCAACCCAGCAGCCCTGGACGGAGACCACGTGCTGGTAGGGTTCCTGGGGAACGACCTGGACCAGCCGATCATCTTGGCCAGCCTCCCGCACCCCCTGCAGGACAACGGGCACTCCACAGGGCCAGCGGGGCAGCGTCTCCGGCTCCTCGAAGCCGACGGGGATCCGGACCTCACCCGGCACCACGGAGTCGCCTGGGGGGTCAACAACGACGGGGACTGGCAGGTGGACAGTTCCCGCGCGACTCGAGGGGAGATCGATGCGCTGGGGGCCGAGCCGGCGCCGCCTACGGACGGCCGGGGTGCACAGACCCACTCCCTGCCCAAGGATGCCAAGTTCAAGGTGGTCCTGCTGGACATGACCAACCCTGCCGCCCCGGTGGAGAAGCTGGCCCTGAGCTTGGACAGCTCAGGGCTGTCCCTGCAGATGGAGGGGGCCACCCTGGCGTCGGCCGGGAAGGACGCCTTGGCCACCCTGACCGTGGGGGATGGGGCCAAGAACGTGGCGCTCGCCAACCCCTTGGAGATCCTATACAACGCCTTCAAAGACGTGTTCACCGCGCACACCCACGTGGACAGCATCGGGGGCACCACCCAGCCCACAGCGGCAGTTGCTCCCGCTTGGGATGCGGCGATTGCCAGCACCAAGGTCAAGGTCCCGAACGGGTAGCCCGCCCCAGAGGTTGACCGGGAGGTGGGGTTCGGGCACTTTCGCACCATGGCAGCCAGCCTCATCGAAATGCTGAAGGAAGAAGCCCGCCAGCGGCGGACAGACGACCTCACCTTCCTCGAGCGCCATCTCATGTTTTTCGAGCTCCGGGTGCCGTCGGACGTGGCCACCATGGGAGGGTTGCTGGGCTACCTGTTCCCGCTGATCTTGCCCCCCAAGTCCTACCAGCTGAGCGAGCCGTTCACCGTCGAGGTCACCCCCACCCAGGGCGGGGGGTTGTACACCGAGGAGAACGGAATCGTCCAGCGACGAATCACCATCCAGGGGAACACCGGTTGGCGGCCGCGGCCGCTGAAGCTCCGCGGGGGTAATGCCTTCGCGGCAACGTTGGACCCCGCCAAGAAGTCTTTCACTCGAGAGCTCCCGGACTACCTGATCGATGCAGTCAGCGGGCAGCGCCATTTCCAGTACCTGCAGGATGCAGTTTTCAGGACCTACGCGGACCTCAAGAGAGACCCGGCGACCAGCGAGGACACGCAGCTCATCTTCCACAACCCGAAGGATGACGAGCACTGGCTGGTGGTTCCAGAGGAGTTCTCCCTGGAGCGCAGCGCCAACGCGCCGACCCTCTACAACTACGCGATCAAGCTGCTGGTGGTGGACAAGGCTGACGCGCAGCGGGCGGACTTCTCCGAGGACAAGAGCCTGCTGGACTCCTTGAAGGACGCACTGCGCACCGTTCAGCAGGGCGTGGCGATGGTAAGTGGGGCCATCAACGACCTGACCGCCATCGTGGGGGAGATCCGTTCGGTGTTCGCCATGGTGGACGACGTGATCGACGCCTGTACCTCCATCGTCGACGCCGCAACCGACTTCGTGAACGGGGTGAGCAGCCTGATCGATCTCCCCCTCATGTTCTTGGACAGCACGATTGCCCTGGTGGACAGCGCCAACGCGCTGATCCAGGCGCATGAGGACCTCGGAACCCACTTGGTCCAGGACTTCCCCGAGGCCGCGCGCCAGAAGTTCCGCCAGCTGGTCGACGGACTGGAGCTCATCGGCACCCACCCCGAGGCCCTTCGTCTGCCGTTCGCGGACAGCATGACGCAGGCGCGGGCCGCCCAGGAGTCCCGGCGGAGCCTGAGCCAGACCCAGCGGGATCTGGCCGATGCGGCAGGCACGCCGAGCACCTTCGACCAGATGCGCGCGCGGGGTACGCTACCCACTCCCGGCGAGGTGCTGGCTGCCGACGGCGAGCAGTTGGCGGGCTCTGAGGTGCTGACCTACCGCGCCGCCCGGGCCGTTCGTGTGGAACGTGGAGACACCCTGGCGTCGCTGGCGGCCAAGTACCTCGGGGACGCGCGCCGGTGGCCGTACATCGCAAGGTTGAACGGACTGCGGCCGCCGTTCGTCGACTCCCAGGCTGATGCCCCCCTGATCACTGGGGCGAGCGGGCCCGCAGGTAAGGCGACGGGAGCCGACTTGAGCCCCTTCCCCGGTGCTGTTGGTGTCGGTGGGAAGATCCTGATCCCCACGAACCAGCAGTCGCCACAGAATCGCGCGGTGGCCTCCGTTTTGGGTGCCGACCCAGCCGAGGATTCTGTGGAGGAGCGGTACCTGGGGACCGACTTCGCGCTCGAGCCGGTAGTCGGTGAGATCTGGAGTTCGCGCGTGCTGTACGACATCCCGATCGACACGGAGCACGGCGCGGTGGATGCCAAGCTGGTTTCTGGGATCAGCAATCTCAAGCAGGCGTTGCGGGTTCGGCTGATCACTGATAGGGGCGCGGACATCCTGTACCAGCAACTGGGCGCGCAGCGCGTGGTAGGTCTGGCCATGACCCCTCTGGATCTGTCCACCGCCCGGTTCCGGATTTCCGATGCAGTGGCTGCCGACCCGCGGGTGGCCAGCGTGGTTGCGACCGAGATCGAGATCCCGGAGGGAGAGCCCCCAGATCGACTGGTCGTGAACATGACGGTGGCCGTGCAGGGGCTCAACCAGACGGTCGGACTTCCGGTGGAGGTGTAGCGTGGCGCGGTTCACCGTCAAGCGGCAGGAGCAGATCCTATCCGGGATGATCGCCAAGGTGGTGGCTCGGTCGCATCTGAGCGACGTGGCCGACTCCGCCGCAGTCAAGCACTTGCTGGCCGCCGTCGCCCGGGCCATGGATGAGGCCTACTACCAGGCCAGCCTGCTGCGCGATCTGTTCGACATGGACTTGGCCGCAGGGGAGGACTTGGACGCGCGGGTGGCCGAAATCCAGCCGGGGGTCATCGTGCGCCTCGCCGCGGCGAAGTCTCTCGGGAACCTGGTGTTTTCTCGCGCGGGCATCATCGGCGTGACCACCATCCCCGCGGGAACGCGCGTGCGCACCGCGGCCGGGATCTACTTCGTAACCACGGCCGTGGGAACCATCACAGCGATCAGCCCCGAGCAGATCCCGGGGCACGGCATTGGCCGCGATAGCGGGCTGGTGCCCGCGGTGGCTGAGCAGCCAGGGGCGGCTGGGAACGTCGTGGCGAACACCGTGGTGAGCTTCGTTTCCAAGCCGGCCGGGGTGGACGAGGTGACGAACCCCGGGGCCATGGTGCTGGGCACCGACGCGGAGTCCGACGACGCTCTGCGCGGGCGGGCCCGGGAGTACATCGCCAGCTTGGCCCGGGCAACCATCGGTGCCCTGGAATTCTGGGTGCTCGGCGCGACCACCACGGACGGGGCGGTGATTCGGTTCGCCCATGCGGTCGAGTACCCTGCCACGCCCGGTTACGTGGACCTCTACGTGGACGACGGCACCGGCAGCGCGGAGAGCTCGACGGCGGTGGTCGGGGAAATCGTGACCGAAGCCCTGGGCGGCCCCCTGTTCGGTGGGGACAGCGCCGTGGGTGGCGAGGTCACTCTGTTTCTGAACCACCCCCCGGTGAAGGACTCCATCGCCCCGGTGCTCACCTCGAGCATCCGCGGGGTGCTGGTCCGGGACGTGGGTGCCGGCGGCGACTACTGGCTGAACGCGCCCACCGGGCAGGTGGACTTCAGCCCGGCCCTGGTCGCCGGAGAGCAGATCCTGGCCAGTTACACGTACTTCACCGGCATCATCGCCTTGGCTCAGAAGATCGTGGATGGGGACCCGTTGGACCCCGTGAACTACCCCGGGGTGCGCGCGGCCGGCATCCTAGTCACCGTGGGCGTCCCCCAGGTTCTGGTGCAGAACATCGAGATCAACATCACCGTGGCCGAAGGCTACACCGATGCGGATGTGCGCGACGAGGTGCAGGCGGCCATCGTGGGGCTGATCAACAGCCTGGGGGTCAGCGGCGACGTGCTGGTCGCGGAGATCATCGCCAAGGCGATGGGGGTCCGCGGGGTGTTGAACGCGCGCATGGTGGCTCCGCTGGTCGACGTCACCCTCCTGGACGACCAGCTGGCCCGCACGACGCCCACCAACGTGGTAGTGGGGTGACCTATGGCCTTCGTGGTGACCAGCGTGGATCCGGTGGTCGTCCCCGAAGACGGGGGGCGCCTGGTGACCATCACCGGCACTTTCAGCATGGCGGCCACCTACCAGGTGCACTTGGGGTTGCTGGGAACCACAGCAGACCCGTTGTGCCACTCCGGGGTGGCCGGGCAGGGGGCGAATTGCCGCCCGATCAACCCGACCACGCTGCGGGCGTACACTCCGATCCTGCCCCCCGGCGAGGTGCTGACCGTGCTGGTGGTCGAGCCGGCGACCGCTGAGCAGCACTCGCTGGCCGCGGCGTTGACCGTGGCCATCCGCCAGTTCTCCAACCTAGTCTGGGAGCTGCGGCAGGTGCTGCCCTACTACTATCGGATGGGCGCCCGGTCCATCGATCAGCAGGCGTGAGGAGGTTCCGATGGCTCGCTCGACTCCGACTGCATCCAAGGGCACTTTGGCCGCCGTGCCCAACGGGCAGCGCAACTTGGTGTTCGACAAGATCCAGGAACTGCTGACCGCGTTTCTGTCGGCCGGCGTGCAGGCTTGGACAGAGGCCGACGTGATCAGCGCGGTTGCCGGGTCGCAGGACTACGTGTACCACAGCCTCGGGAACCGCAACTTGGTCGCTGGCGCGGGGGACACCGACATCTGGATCCGGCTCGCGCAGACCTCATCCGGGGAGTACATCACCGGGAAGGTGTATCAGGACTGGAGCCCAACCTCGCACACCGGCTACCACGTGGGGAGCTACTCAGGTGGCGGCAGCTACGTGTTGGGCTCCATCGGGGATGCTGCTCAGGTAGACTGGTGGTGCGTGGCGAATGAGTACGAGTTTGCTTTTGCCATGGTTCAGGGAGGGACGTGGAGTGCGTTTTCCATTGGGCAGACCATCCGTCCGTTTTCAACGCGCATCGGGGGCATCGCGCGCAACACCGAGCTGATCGCTGCTGCCCCCGGGGCGCAGACCATCGACGTGGACCGCGACATCTCGACCGAGGTGCAGGTAGGGCAGAAGGTGTGGCTGGTCAATCAGACCCCTGATGGTGTGGCCTTGCAAAGCGTGGACGTCCAGTTGGTGACCGTCACCGGGGTGACCGCCACGGACATCTCGCTGGACGGGATCACTGCTCAGGTGGCCATCGGGTCGCTCATCGGGATCGACCCGCAACCCAACTATGTGACTGGCAGTCTGGTCAATATCGCCACGCTCTATTTCCCCCACTTGGTCACTGGGGCATGGAGCAGCGAACCTGCCCAAGTCGGCGCTCTGGATTGGCTCGGAAAGCAGCTCACTGAGAGCGCCATCGATCCGGACGCTCTGGGGCTCTACCCCGGGTTCCAGGTGTACGCTCGGATGACCGCAGCACCGGCAGACTACCGCGGGAAGTTGCAGCACCTGCGCGGGTTCCCTGTGGGAACGCAGGCCAACGGGGACATCATGCAGATCGAGTGGGACGCCGCCAACCAGTGGTGGGTTTTCCCGTCGTTGGCGGGTGTCGCAAATTGGGCGTTCGCCATCGGACCCGGCGCGACGGTGTAAGCCATGGCCACTCTGGATGCCTACCTGTACGATGAGACGACCGGAGGGCAGGACTACTGCCTGCCCGAGGCCGGCGTGCTCGTCCACGACGTGGATTCGTATCCAGGGGTGTTCCCAGAGGTTGCGGATCTGGTTCTCACACCGCCGACGGGGCTCAGTCCGGAGATCGATTCCGTGGCGGTGATCGACCCCACGCACGTGAGGTGCATCTTCGTGAGTCCCGCGCTGCGCAATTCTGCGCTGTCCAACCCGGACAACTACACGATCACCCCCACGTTGGTGGTGCACGCTGTGGTCCCGGAGCCCGTGTCGCTTCACGTGAACCCGACCTACGTGGACCTGACGATCGATGAGCAGAAGACAGGGGAGAACTACCTCCTGTCCCTCAACCGAATCGAGGCGGCGTGATGGGCGGCGGATGGATAGGCCTCGGGGCCGGGCCGAACCCCGATCACGTGCTGTTCCCCGCTGACGGGGTGGTGCGGCTTTTCTTCGATGAGCCGATGACCCTGAATGCGTTGTTCGGCGCCGTGGGGAGCTACGGGGTCATTCCCACGGGCCCGGGCGTGCCGGTGGCGGTGGTGGCGGTGGCCCCAGGGCCTGGGGCCAATCCTGAGTTCGTGGACCTTTGGACTGCCCCGTGGATGACCGACGGCGAAGGGTACGAGGTGGCGGTCGATCCTGGGTTGACGGATATGGCCGGGAACCCGATGGCCACCCTGACGCTGGCTTTCGTCGCGCCGGCCGTGGCGGCCAACCAGATGGACCCATTGCCCCTGCTCGAGGTGCTGACTGGGGTGTTCGGCGAGGAGATGGCGGAGCTCTGCGGGTACCGCCAGACCCGGCTGACCGCCCCCACTGCCGTGGGGGACCTGAACCTACTGGTGGAGTCCACCTTGGACTGGCCGGCTACGGGAACGATCGCCGTGGGCGGGGTGGTGTACGCCTATACGGGAACGACTCCGGGGTCGTTCACCGGGATCAGCCATGTGCGGGCGGGGGTGAGCACCCCAGGGGCGGCGGCCATCCACCGCGATCTGGAGGTGGTGGCCGACCTCAACCGTTCCTGGAGTGGGTTCGACCTGCTGCGCCGGGGGTTGTTCGTCGAGACCGCCGAAGGGGAAGACCTCACCACCATCGGGCGCAATTTGGGGGTGCCCCGCCGGCGCATGTTCACGACGGACGCGCAGTTCCGGGATGTGGTGCAGGCCCTGGCCTACAACCCGAGGGGGACGCTGCACGGACTCCGCCAGGCGCTGACCGCCTTGGTGGGCGCGGGGAACTTCGAGATCTACGAGGACCTGGTGAAGGACCCGTGCGTGGTGGTCATCCGGATCGACCCCACCGTGCTGGCCTCCACCGGGTCCGTGGGCAAGACCTGGCTGACCGATCAGGAGTGGGCGGCGTTGAACGGGGCCAGCACGCAGATCGTGCTCACCGGCTCTCCGGACAAGGTGTTCGCCGTGCGGATCGCGGACCTGGACCAGCTGTTCGACTTCCGGACTGCACTGCCCAGCGTGGGCACCTACGTGCCCTACCCGGGCGGCGCGCCCATCGTTCCCTTCACCTACACCGGAGCCGACCCCGAGGGGGCCGCGGTCATCCAGGTGGCAGGCAGCCACATCCGCCTGGTGAGCGCCGGGGGGACGGTGACCTACTCCATGGGTTACCTGCAAGGCGCGCGGTGCTTTTCCTTGGCGGGGCAGCAGCACCAGTCTGCCGAGGTGGTGCTCAACGTGGAGGTCTACGTGCCCACCGGGCACATCTGGGCTGGAGACGAGTTCCAGCTGGCGTTCCAGGACGGGAACAAGAATTTTCAGATCGCGATTTCCCCGTCTGGCCCCACAGACGTGTGGGTTTCCGTGGGGGCCAGTGCGGGGGTAAGCATCCCCAAAGACGAGTGGCATGAACTGGAAATTCGACGGCCAGAACGCGGCTGGCTGGAGCTCTGGGTGGACGGAACCTACTGCGGCCGATCCCTCTACACCGACGTGCTTTTCCCCATCGCCGGGGTGGGCCCTACGATCAGTTTCGGGCTCACCGTTCCATCAGCGGGGCTCGAGGTGTGGGTGAGGCAAGTGGGAGCGCACACCAAACTGGGCATGGACTTCTGGGCGCTAAACGGCACGGGCGGGTGCGGCATCGCCGCAACTCGGTTCGACGATGGGCTGGCGCTCATGGGTGCCGTAGACGTTGGGCGCAAGGTCGTGATCATGGACAGCTGGGCGACCAACCCCCAGGGGGGCAACAACAACTACCGCGGCGTGGTGGCTTCCGAGGTCGTTCCGGGCAGCGTGCTGCTCGAGGGTGAACCTCATGTGGACGGCGCGACGGTGGACTCAGCGCATCCGACCTGGATCCAGCTCGGCGACAAGGAGGCCCTGGTCTACCCCGATGATTTGGGCAAGACCTTGGTGATCAGCGGCAGCGCCCTCGGGAATGACGGCGCTTACGTGATCACCGGTATGCTCGAGGAGGGGACTCTGACCGACTTGGCCAGCTACGGCACGCAGTACCCCACGGGGGTCGGCTACGTGCCGCGGGAGGCCCGGCGCACGGGGATCGCAGTTATCGCTGGAGCAGCCTTCGTGAGTGAGCCGAATCTGGACTGGCGGTTGGACCCGGTGTTCGTTGCCGAACCAGTTGTGGGTATGATGACGCACCTACTGACCTACGTGCTAGGAGATGCCAGTACGGAAGCCGCCGGGACGATCACCTTTCGCAATGTGGTGCTGACCGCCGGCTGGCCGGGCCTGCTCATGGAAGCCTATGTGTGCCGGGTGCTGAGCGCCCAGTTGCTGTTCAACCACGACGTCGACAACGACCCCGTGGGCACTTACCACCCGTTCTACCTGAGCGACCTGATCGGATTCCTGGCAGCGTACCTGCAGGCCCTGCTGGCCGCGGGCGTGATCCCCAAGTTCGAGCCGATGATCTGAAAGGAGCCCTCCCGTGCGCGATACCGTCAAAGCATCCTCTCTGGAGCGTGTGGACCTGCAGGATTTCGACGCACTGGCCGACTCCTTGAGCAGGGCGAACCATGCGCAGATCCCCGACCAGGCCTTCACCGACCCGGCGCGCGGCCGCTTGTGGGTGCTTGGCGGGTTCGCCATGACCAACCCCGCGGCCAAGCAACTCCAGGTGGCGCGCGGGCGGGCCATCCTGGCGACCAGGATTGCTGGCGTGGTGGAGTACGGGCAGCTCACCAGCGAAGGCGATCTGACCAAGGTGGTGGATCTGAACGCCTACGCCCCGGGGACCTACTACGTCTACATTCGGTTCGAGCGGGTTGAGGGAGACCTCGAGAGCCGCGCGTTCTGGGACCCGTCCGGGGGTGGCAGCGAGTACAGCCAGGCGGTCAACACCCGGTACACCGCCAACTGGTCGGTGCGGGTGGAGGCCTCCAGCCCCGGGGCGGAGTGGTTGCTGATCGGGGAGGTCGACCAGGCCACCATGGCCATCGTGGATCGGCGCCCCTTCTTCTTCGAGGGCACGGCGGACTCCACCTTCGCCTCCGGGTGGAGCACCGACGGGGGTGGCATCGCCAACGATCGAAGCGCCGCCCGGGCGACCTACGGCGCGGGAGACCTGCAGATGTACTGCGCGGCCGTGCGCCAGTGCCTGGAGGACATCAAGGGCCGCGGGCTGCGGCGGTGGTGGGATCGGGACATCGGCGGAATGAACATCGGGTTCGATGCAGCGCCGGTGGAAGACGAGCTGGCGGTGGGGGACGCGAACTTCCGGTTGAGCCTCGCTCTTGCGGCCCAGCCCCGGGCCTACTTCGACGCCACCGACTACCTGGACTTCACCCGGCCGGACAACTGGTTCCATTTCGTGATCGGCGGCGTGGTGGAGTTGGAGATCGAAGCCGCCGCGTTCGGCCCGGGCACGGCGGGGAAGTCGCTGGGCATGGCGGACTCGGGAGAACGCTGGGGAACGGCCTACCTGGACAAGCTGGACCTCAACCAAGTGGACGGCCAGGGCGTGGTCGCCGACCTGAAGCCCACAACGGACGACGTGAGCGACCTGGGGACGGCGGCCCGCCGGTGGGAGTTCTTGCGGGTCGCCAAGGACGTGATCGCCGACCGGGACGTGCTGACCGATGGTCTGGAGATCACCGCGCTTCCTGCGGCCGGCGGCGGAGTGCGTTCCGACTTGCAGCCGGACACCACCGGGACTTACTCCCTGGGGGATACCAACTACCGCTGGCTCAAGCTGTGCTTGGCCCAGCAGTTGGACATCTACAGCGGGGCCACGGCCTACTCCAAGATCTACGGCGGGGCCGCGGCGGCCAACAACAGGTTCTGGCAGTGGGTGATCGGGGCGTCGGGAGAGCTCGTGCTCCAGGGGGGCACGGACGCGGGGGCGGGGTTGTTCGACTTGCTGGGGATCAACCGAGCCGGCGTGGCCGCTGGCAGCGCGCTCCTGTACGCTCGCGGGGCCATCATGTCCAAGATGGACAGCGGGTACCCGGCGACCTGGAACCCCAGCATGCGCGTGACCGGTGTGAACCCCATGTTGCGCCTCGAGGACAACGACCCGACGATCGATCCGGAGTGCTCCATGTGGGGGATCTGGGTACGGAAGGGTGCTGCGGATGAGTCCGTGCTCTCCATCGGCGCGCTGCTCAGCACGGGGGAGTCGGTGGTGGGCGTTGGCCGGGCGATCGAGATCACCACCCTCGGCGGCGCGGCGAACCAGTATTTCACGAACCTGCTTGCGCTGCGCTCTTACGGGAATATCGAGCTCTACGCGCCGAACGGGTTCGTGCAGGTCGATGGAACGGTGGAGTTGACCTCAGATGCCGCGGGTGCCACGGGGGCCGGGCACGTGGGGCTGGGCAACGGCTACACCTTGGGAGCCGCTGGTGGTGGAACCGGCACCATCAAGTTCGCAGTGGCTGGGGGGGCCAACGACTCCACCGGGTTCCTGAAGATCTACGTCAACGGCACCGCGCGGTACGTGCCATTTTTCGACGTCAACTGAGCCGCCGAAGGCGGCAGGGGGTTCCGACCATGGACAAGAAGCAGATGGAGAAAAAGGGGCCCCAGACGCCCCAGCAGGTCCGGCAGGCGAAGATCGCCGGGCTGCTGACCGGGGAGCTGCCCGCCGATCCGTTGGCTCGGCGGGCCGTGCAGCAGTTGCGCAACGTCACCCAGGCGATCAAGGAGGGCGGGCAGACGTTGCAGCAGCTCCAGCGCCAGCAGGAACTGGTGCATGCGACCTTGGCCAAGGCCATCGGCGAGCAGGAGGGGCTGGTGGTCTTGCTCCTGGGTGAGGCTGATCTTTCCAACTCGGAAACCAAGCCTGCCATTCCGGACGGGCAGACGCTCGAGGACCTACGCAAGGCCTCTGGCGCCGACCGGGTGGAGGCCGTGAGCACGACCGGCGAGGTTCTCGAGGTCGCGCAGAAAGAAGGTGCCAAGTGAAAACGCTGATCCGACGGATGGGCCTGGTGCTGCTGGTGGTCTTCATGCTGGGGGGCACGGCCTTCGCCCAGGATGCGGCTCCCGTCGCGCCCCCGGCGGTGGCGGCCTCGGCGGATCCGGGGCCCGCGGCGCTCCCGGCCGTCCCGGCCGGCCCCGCCCCGGCGACGAACGTCGCGGCCACCCTCTACGATTCTGCCGTCGCCGAGGCGATCGCGAGCTCGGAGAAGGACGACACGATCCCGCCCACCACGCAGGAACTGATGGACGCAGGGAAGAAGGTGTACAACGACTGGGCGAAGCTCGGCTGGATGGCCGGGATCGCCGCTCTCTGTGGATTCCTTCTGCTCCTGCTTCGCTACAAGCCTCTGGACGACATGCTGACCAACAAGGACTGGAAGAAGTGGAAGCCCTGGGTGAGCGCCGTGCTCGGTTCCGTCAGCGGATTTTTCAGTTCCTACCTGACCGGTGTGGGCTGGATGCCGTCGATCATCACGGGGCTGATGGCCGGGTTGGCGATCGTCGGGCTCCACCAGGGGATCACCGGGGTAGCGAAGCCCAAGGAGCCCAGTAAGTGAGCACCGCCGGCTGGATCATCTTGGCTCTGGGCGCCGCACTGACGGTGACCGTCCTGCTGCTCATCTTCTGGCGCCGGCGGAACGCCGGTCCCACGGATGCGCAGATCACCGCCCAGACCGATGTGGCGCAGGCCAAGGCCGAGGCCCGGGCGGCGGTGGCTGCCCACGGGGCTACCGTGGCCAGGCAGATGGTGCTCGCGGAGTACCGGGCGGCCCTGGCCGCCCTGGACGCCGAGCAGGCCCGCAGGGCCAAGGAGCTGGAAGATGATCCGGAAGAGCTGGCGGGGTTCCTGGTGTCTGCTGCTGGCGGCAAGCCTGTGCGCCAGTAGCCCGGCGTGGGCGGAGGACCCCCCGGCCCCGGTCCCCGGGGCCACCTGTGACGCGGCCGACCCGAAGAAGTGCTCCATCCCCCTGCAGGCCGGGCAGGTGGCCCCCTACGCCGGGCAGCTCCTGACCCCCAGATTGGCCGTGGACCTGGGGCAGCGCGCCCAGGGGTGCGACGCCCGGACGGAGCTCGCGGTCAAGTTCGCGCAGGACAGCTCGGGGGTCGACCTCCAGCTGGAGAAGTCCCTGCGGGAGAACGACGCCAAGGCGGCCGCGGAGCGGGAGAAGATCCTTCGGGATGCCCTGGAGGAGGCCAGGGCCCGCCCGTGGTACGAGCACCCGGCCTTCGTGGCCACGACGGCCGTCGTGGTGACCATCGGCCTGGTGGTGGTCGTCGGGTACGCCCTGCAGGGGTCCGGTCGGCTCGAGCAGGACTCCTCCGCCTTGGAGGGGACCCACCCTTCCCCCACCGTCCTACCCCAGTCCCAGGGGGCTCTGCTCAGATTCTAGGCCACGTGGCAGGAACCGGGGGCCCTGACGGCCCGCGGGGCCTCGCCCTGGCACTGGGTCGGCCGCCCGGCCGACTCGCCCTGGGGCTTCCCTGCCCCTCGAGGGGGCATTCCCGGGCAGCGCGCTGCGTCAATGCTTCGTGGGGTCTGTGGGGTCGTCGGAGAACGGCAAGGGGGGCTGCACACCGAACGGGCTCTGGCGGTTGACCTCTTGGGCCAACCGGGCCGCCCGGGACCGCTCGAGGTCGGCGAACGAACGCACCGGGAGCAAGCCGGGCGGGCCGGGCGGGGGAACTGGGGCCTCGGGGGCGGTCGGGATGGCCGGGGCGGGCGCGACCTTGAGGGGGTGCCCGATCAGCAGGCGGAGGGCCTCGCGCCGGGCTGCGGCCGCCTCCTGGGGGTCGGCCATGTGATCCGCGGCGTACAGAGAGGCGTTCGCCGCCTGCAAGGCCAGCTTGCGGTACTCCAGGCGGCGGACCGCCTGGGCCTCCCGGTCGAGCGCCGGCCGGCGGGGCTTGGCCTGGAGCTCACCTTCCGGGCTGACTGAGCGGTTCGGGTCGAACCGGCCGTCGCGGGCCAGCTGGGGGAGCACCTCGTCCACCAGCAGACGCCGGAGGCGCCGGCCGGCGGGCTTCTTCGTTTTGGTCAGCGTGAGGTGCAGCCCGGGCTCGAAGAGTACGAGCACAGCTGCTGCCCGACCGGACACCGATTCGGTGTCCAGTCCCAGAAGTGTTTTTAGATCGGACAATTCCGGACCGGTTACCCGCAGAAAATCCTTACCCTCCACGAACTCGGAAGCCCAGTCCCCGGAGATCTTGGACACCAGGGGGCTCCCGTTGTCGGAGTACCCGAGCGCCTGCCCGATCTGGCGCGCGACCCAGGCAGGCTTCCCCTGGTAGCGGAAAGTCGCTACGGCGGCACTTTCGAATTGCACCACCAGCTTTTCCAGTTCCTTGCCCACAGCTCACCTCTGAAAGGGCCCACCAACTTCCGGCAGCCAAGGGGATGCGAGGCCCAGATAGCTGGCCGGAAGTTGATGGGCACCTACTTGGATTCTGTTCATCTCTGAGCCTCGCAGCCCCACCGTGGCACAGGCTGCGGAAGAAGTCAAGCACCCCCGCCCGGGGGTGCTGTCCTAATTAGGACACCGGATCGTCTTCGGCAAGGACAGGGTGCCCGTTATGAATTTCCACCCCAGGCAAAAAGTAGACAGCGGATTCCCTGAGTTTCGTTGCGGGGGTACGCACGCCAAAGGTGTGAGTTCTCCCTCCGCCAGAAGAACTTGCGCCACTACCTTCATACTTCCAATCCTCTTTTGCGAAAAAGGCGACATCAACACGCCAGATCACGACCTCATGCCCCGCTTTTACGGACTTTGTTCGATCCACGAGATAGCGCCAGACCACGTACCATCCTGGGTGGTCGTAGTGCGATTGGACCGCCCACGGGCGGATACTGCCTTTGGATTCCAAAGAAATTTTCGGGGAAGGAAGTAACTTGCCCCCGAAAGAGAGATCTGGAAATCGTTGCTGCGCCACGTCTGGGTGCTTGTGCTTTTTGTACGGGCTAACCGCATCGAGTGCTTTGACTCCATAGATTCCGACGATGGCGCTGAAAACATTGGCTTGCTCATAGTAGAGGTCCACTAGGTCATCGATCTCCCGTTCGATGAACTGCACAGCCTTCTCGATGTGGATCGGTTCCAACCCGCGGGGCAAAGAAATCTTTTTGACCTGGGGCATGCGGCGACAATAGGACAGAAGCCGGCATTTTCGCAAGCTTCGGGATTGCCTCTTTGGCTGTCTTGAAAAATATGGGGTCTACCTCAATTCCAATGCTCGCATACCCAACAGCTAAAGCCGCAGCGATGACCGATCCTCCACCCATAAACGGATCGAGCACCACCCCTTCCCCCAGAGGAAGTGCCGCGCGGACGACCTGCCGAACAAATGCCTGCGGCTTCAATGAGGGGTGCGGGGAAAGAGCGCGTTCTTCTGGGCGGGTGGGTGCGGACCGAATTACGTCCCCAAACGGCAAGTCCGCTGAAGGCCTACGCAGCCCTCCAGTTTTCCACTTGCGCAAATTATCCTGAACCCGGCCTTCACAAGGTTTCCGGAACAACCCCCAAGGTTCCCACATAGACCTCGGGATCACCGTTACTTGCTCAAATTCCACATGGGCGTTCTTGGGCCGATCCCCGCCCCTTAGCGTTTGCACCAGTCGAATAATTTCCCCCCGTTTCTCGAACCCAGCATCAACGAACGACTGGTAAACCAGATGGGATAGCAACGGGTTGGTTGCGATGATCACGTGCCCGCCGGGGACAAGAACACGCCCGGCGCAAACGGCAAATTTCAAGAAGAATTCCCGTAACTTTCCAAGTTCTTCTTCGCGCAAAACCGTAAACCGCGGAAGGGGATTTCTCTTGCATCCGTCGTAAGACGGCGGTATCCGCCACACCCCGCCTCGGCCACTTCTCAATTTCGATTTCTCAATGTCCGTGTACTCTTTCAACCCGTAGGGCGGATCGGTGACGATGGCGTGCACCGAATTTTCCCCCTGCCGCCCCATCCAGGCAAAGCAATCCCCCAAATGCAGCGAATAGCGGCCACTGGTTGCCCCTCTCTTGATCAACGAGCACCTCCCACCGTGCTCTTTTGCCTATCACGCCCCTCTGACTTCTTCTTCTGCCTGGGGCGATCCCAGTAGGGGCTCTTGCACTTGGGGCAGACCCGGGGCTCCCCCTGGGTGCCCTGCCTGGCTACCCACTGGTGTTCGCACCGCTCGCAACGGAATCCGGGAAGAGTGACCTTGGCCATGCGGGAACTCATACCCCAGCTCCCGGAAATCGTCAAGGGGTATATTACTAAAGGTATATCCGTAAATGTCAGACCCCAATGGTAGCCTTGGATCATCGGGAGGTCGACATGAACTCGCTCCAGCTCGCCAAGAAGGTCCAGGTAGTCGCCACCCTGGTTGAGGGCAACTCCATCCGCTCCACCGAGCGGCTGACCGGCACCCACCGGGACACCGTCATGCGGCTGGGGCGTGACGTGGGCGAAGGCTGCGAGCGCCTGCACGACCGGCTGTTCCGGGACCTCCAGGTGAACATCCTCGAGGTGGACGAGCTGTGGTCGTTCGTGGGCAAGAAGCAGGGGCGCCTGCAGCCGACCGACCCGAAGGAGTTCGGGGACTCCTACACCTTCCTGGGCACCGACGCGACCAGGAAGGCGATCATTTCCTACACCGTGGGCGCCCGGGACAGCACGACCACACAGGCATTCTGCCAGGATCTCCGGGGCCGGGTGCTCAACCGGCCGCAGATCAGCAGCGACGGCTTCCAGCCCTACATCGCGGCCATCGAGGAGGCCTTCGGCGCGGAGGCGGACTACGCCCAGGTGGTCAAGGAGTACTCGGGCAGCACCGTCCTGGTTCCCGCGTCCACCCGCTACTCGCCGGCCCGGGTGAAGTCCATCACGCGCACCCGGATCTCCGGCCAGCCCGACCCAACGCACATCAGCACTTCCTACGTGGAGCGCACGAACCTCAGCGTTCGCATGGGCTGCCGCCGGTTCACTCGGCTCACCAACGGGTTCAGCAAGAAGCTGCGGCACCACAGAGCCTCTGTAGCCCTCTGGGTGGCCTACTACAACCTCTGCCGCGTGCACGAGACGCTGCGCACCACCCCGGCCATGGCTCTGGGAGTCACCGACCACGTGTGGACGATCGAGGAGCTGGTCCGGGAGGCCCTGGCCACCGAACAGCCCCGCAGCCAGCCACCCAGCAACCCCGAGCCCCAGAGCCCTACTCCTGCCCCCCAGCCCACCCAGCGCCCCCGGTTCACCGTCATCCAGGGCGGCCGAAGCGCGTGACCCCCCGGTTGACTTCCTCTCGGGAGAGGAGGTTACTAGTGGAAGCCCAAGGCAATTCAGCCGCAGGCAAATCGGGAGGGATCGATGCCAAAAACTGGTGAAACGAATCCTACTGCTGGGAACTACCGGCCGAGCTGCGGGCACAAAGAGTGCGCCATCAACAAGGGCTCCACGTTTCCGCCCTGCCCGATCTGCAACAAGCCCGTCACTTGGACGCTGACGGTGTCCACGAAGCTGGTAATTCCTAGGGATAGGTGAACCTCCGTCCGCTCCCGCGTTCGTCGTGTTCCCGGATCGCTGCGGCGTTGTAGCCCAGCAGCAGCCCCCGGATGCGGTGCTCGTGCTCCGTTGGCACGCCGGAGGTCCCCACCAACCAAGCGTAGAGGTCAACGACCCACCGGGCAGCCGCGAACCCACAGTCAGCAAAGCCGTCAGTCCTGGGGGTCACAAAGGCAACGACCTGCTCGCCGATCGAAGCGATCTCCAGCAGGGATGCAGCCCGGAGCATCGACTCCTTGCCGGCCTGGATGTGCCCGATGATGGCCATTGGGCGCACACCCCGGGCCACGAGGTAGGCCTGCTCGGCCACGTAGTCCTTGGACCAGTCGGGCCAGGCAGGATCGGCTTTCTTTGCCTGCTTTTTCAAATTAGGACACCTCGGGCCAAATTAGGACAGCACCCGCCCGGGGGTGCTGTTAGAACGGGATCTCGTCATCCAGCAGGGGCGGCGGGCCCATGTCCGCCGTGGCCTTCGGCCCCGCCCCCCACAGCTCCGACTGCTCGCCCAGGGCATCCACGGCCACCGGCCGGCCGGACCAGGCCAGGAACTTGCTGATCTCCTCGAGATTGGCGGTCTGGTACATGGCCGGGAGCGAGTCCAGGAATCGGGTTCCGTAGCCTTTGGTCTTCAGGCGGCAGTCCAGCACCACCACCGCGCCCACATCATCCGCGCGGCGGATCAACCGGCCGACCCCCTGGCGGAACATGAGGATGGCTGTCGGCACCATGAACTCCTGGAAGGCCGCCGGGTTCCGGTCGCTGATCGCGTCCACCACGGGGTCCTGCACGTTGGGGAAGGGCAACTTGTCGATCACCAGGGCGGTCAGGGCTGGCCCGGGCACGTCGATCCCAGTCCAGAAGGACTCGCAGCCCAGCAGGACAGACTTCTCGTCTTCCCGAAAGATCTTGGCCAGTTCTGTGCGGGGGAGCTCCCCTGGCGAAGGATCC